GCTTCTTTCAAGACCTTGTTCATTTCTTTATCCATAGAACCAAGAATGTTTTTAGCAGTCTTGATGATTGCATCAGTCTGTCCTGTAACAAGCAGTCGTGCCTCTGCGACTTCTTCTGGCATAAATCCACGATAACGAAACACGGAAGCTATATCCGCTAACGTATTCGCAACAATGTTTTGTTGCTGCCCTAATGCACGTCTGGCTTCAATGTTTTGCAGACCTTCAGAAACTTTTCTTCCAGCAGACCTGACTCCGGTAGCTGTTCCTTTGACCGCTTCTCTTAGAATAGGTGTCTCAGTTAATACTTTTCCTGTTGTTGCAACAGTCCCGGCTATAGCTACGGGGGCAACGGTAGCAATTGTACCAGTTTCAAATCCTACTTTAAGTTTGTTGCCTAACCTGCGTAGGGCTTCTTCTCTACCTGAAAGACCAATCTCTTGGTTTGTTTGTGTAGGGCCACCTTCAAAGAAATCACCAATTGTTGTAATACCATCTGTTGCAACCACCGCATCTGCGAGACCTGCGGCAGCAACCTGTTGTGCCCCCAAAGCTAGTTTCTCACCCTGTGTCAGATCTCTTGTAGGGCTAGACTTTGCTGCGGGTCGAAGAGTTGTAGGTGTTTGTTTAGAAACTATCTGACCATCTTTGACTGCCTTGCGAAGTCTGCCAGCTTTACTAAACCTACTGACTTTGCTTACCGCGCTGGCTGCACCAAGACCGGGTATAACAAATTGAGTAATTACTTCTGTGCCTTTACCAACTAGACCAACAGGGTCAATACCTGCGGCCTCGCGTAGCTTGTTGGCAGCGTCAGTAACAGAAGATGCATAGTCGGTGTCAGCCGCAAGGTCCACGACCGAAGCACCGAGTTCCAAGATTCCCTGTGGTATGCCGATGAGACCAGAGCCAACGCCCTCAAAGAACTCCTGCGCCACACCTTCATACTCTTCTTCTTCCAAGGCGGGGCCTAATGAAAAGCCCCCTGTGGTCGGTGTGGTAGTTTCTTCCTGCTCTTCTTCCAAGGCGGGGCCTAATGAAAAGCCCCCTGTAGAATCTTCCAGCGCAGGCCCTAGTTTAAATTCAGCCATGCGAAACCCCTAATTTGATTGCACTATAGGAAAGGTTTTTCCGCCAACTTTAATTTGAGTGACTCCTGATTTAGCTAAATCTTCCAAAGTTTGACTATCTGGCTCAACATCAAACTCAGGAATTTGTGCGCTTCCAGTGTTCGCGCCTGAAGTATTAGCACCCAGTGCGGCTAAAGCTTCTGGTATTAGCTCTGGTTCTTCTAGTGCTTTTGGAAACATTGCTATCACACGAGAAACAACAGGACCGGACCTGTCACCTGCTGCAAATTTAGCTAACGCAGCGGTGTCCCTGTCAGAGTCTGTTGTTTTATTTTTGGAAGAACCAGTTAAAAGTTCTAGATCCATAATGGCATCTCTGCCTGTCTTGTCTAACCAAGCCAGACCTTCCTCATTCCATTCATTTGTTTCTGGATCTACATAACCAATTGCTATACCCAATTTTTTAATTGCAGGTTGATTTTTAAACTCGGTAAGTTTGTTGGTAATGGCATTTTGAGCAACAGTTTCATCAAGTGTTTTCTCTTGAAGAGCTAAATTTCGTTGTTTAATTTCTAAATCAGCCAAGGTTGAACTTAAAGTTATCAACGCTTGCTTATTAAACTTTTCTATGTCTAAACCTAAGACAGCTTGTTTGTACTCTTGCTCAGTGTTGAATTCATTTCTTCTTTGTTCAAAGTCAGTTTTTGCTGCGTTATAGTTGTTCTCTATGGCAGCTAACGCAATCTTTTCATCCCTATCTGTCTTGACAAGATCACGAAGGGTAGCTCTGTATTCTTTTTGCAACTCAGCGTCTTGTGCACTAATCTCTTTTATGTCCTTACTGTAGGAATCCAGACCAACCATCAAGCCTTTAGCAACATTAGTTAAAGCATTTTCACTTTCACCCGCTGCAATGGCAAGCCCAGCCATAGTAAGGTTGCGCCAGAATGCATCCTTTTTATCGGCCTTTGCTTTATCAGGGTCAAAGCCCATAATCTGTTTTGCTCTCTCCTCCATGTCAGATAGACTTGTGTCTTCAGGTCTAACCAACTCTTTAAAGACCGCTGCGGCCTTTGGATCTGCCGCTTCGTCAGCATTTAACTTTACTTTTGTTTTACCAGACGGTGTAATTAAAGTACCTGCGGCAGCTTGTTGAAGCATGCCGTTAAGTTTGTTTTCATTTACATTTGATTTAGGAGGTTTGTCTCCCCCCGTCTTTGGTGGCGAGGTGCTTGTTTCTGTTTCTGTTTCTGTTTCTGTTTTAACAGGCTGTGTGGCGGAAAGGTCTTCTGCTGGTAATACGTTTGTTGGCATTGTACCATCTGGAGCAATGTTACCGAACTCATCGTCATCAGTTGGAACAACTAAATCAGTTGCAGACAAAGGTGTTCTATTTTTAACAGGAGCCGGACCTCCAGGCATACCAGCATCTGCTGGGCCAATTAACCCTAGTGCATCTTTAACAGAAACAATGCCGCTCTGTATTGCGTCAATAATAGGCTGATCTGCTCCTGGCGCGAGAATTTTACCAAGCGTTTGCTTGGTTTGCTCAATGTCTGCACCTATTCGTTGTTTGGCTGCGGCCCCTGTTCGAGATAAGAAATCAGGAACATCAGGACCTATTGTAGCTCCGTAACCAGCTTTCGTAAGTTCTTCCACCTGTTGATTGTACGGAAGACCTTTGATACGGTCTAAGACCTGTAAATACGATTCGGGTTTGCGGCTACCTTCAGGCATGCCAGCAAACTGTCTCATAAACTGTTGTCCTGCAATTTTTCTACGAGCTTCAAGTCCGCCGTTTGCACGACGACTTACAGTATCTACCATCTCAGGCGAAGATGCGAGGATCCCGGCTGGAGCACGAGAGTCCGCTAGTACAGTGCGAAACATTTTACGACGTAGAACTTCGTTGTTCATTATGCAGTCCTCGCTGGGCCAAAGAAGTTACCAAAGCCACCAGCCTGACCAACAGCACCGAGACCCGCGATACCGAGTCCAAGAAGTTGTGAGCCAAGGCTCGGATTCGGAGTCGAAGTTGTTTGAAATGTTGACTGCAACGCTGGTACACCACGGAACACATCCGACAAGAACCCGATTTCCTGAAATGGTAGAGCTTGCCGTGCCAGTTCATTGGCTCTGGCAATATCAAAGCCAGCCTGTTGCTGACGCTGTTGCAGACTACCAATACCAAGAAGCCTGTTTATATCCTGCCCAAACATCTGCTGTTGTGCCTGACCAAGCCCTGCTTGTAAACGTGCAGCGTTTTGTGCTGCTTGCTGTGCCTGTTGAAAACCCTGTTGACGAATCTGACCAGCAGAACGTGCCTGCTGTTCTAAGGTCTTACCAGCTAAGTCTGCCTGTGCCACACCAAATCTTGAGCCACCAAATGCACCAGACGCTACGCCTTGACCAGCAAGTCGTTGTTGAGCTTTCTGTCCCTGACGTGCAATGTCCTTCATTGTTTGTTGGACAACTTGATCCTCAAAAGGATTCATAAACTGTTGTGCACCGCCGGGACCTGCTAACTGTGCTGCGCGATCTAAAAAGGGCTGATAGCTGCCGATACCAGAATCTGCTAATGCTATTGCTCGGTTCTGCGCATCTGAGAATTCAGCTAGTTGCTGCGGAGAAAAGGGCTGTGGTGTGCCACGAAGAGCCTGTGCCTGTGCAAAAATATCTTTCAGAAACTCTTCCTGAAAGGGAGCGAGTCTTGTTACCTGTTCTACTGTTTGTGTCGCCATTAGCCTGTCGCCTCTAGTTCTGACATCATATCATATAAACGTGCGGCCCCGACATCTCTATTGCCACCGCCTGCACCTCGAACAGCCTTGGCTGTTAAAACAAACTCACCATCGGAAAGTTTTGCTGGCACAGAATCTGATGTTCCTGTGCCCGGTCCAGAAACTTCACCACCACCTGCATGCACATCCCCACCATCAGCATACCCAGAAGAACGACGAACAGGCCGATATGGATCAGTGTAGTAATTGTACCCTGGATCCTGAAGTTCTCTAAGTTCATCTGCATATTGTTTCATATCCGTAGGGTCATCCATATCATACCTTTTTCCAGACCTGCCCACAAGTGTGCCTTTGACTTCGCCCGGTCTTGTCTCACGCATGCCAGAACCACCTTCTTCCTCCTCTTCTTCATCAAACATGCCGCCAGCAAGTGCCAGTGCACCAGCACCCAGACCAAGTTTTGTGCCCATGCTCATGTCATCAAACAATGAGAAGATGCCTTTATCCTTAGTCGCGGCACCCGTTGCCTCTGCTACTTGCCCTTGAATTGTTTTTGCTAAAGCTTGTTTTGAAACGGGGCTACCCAGTCCAAGCATAGACGTGTCTTTGAAACTTGGAACCAAGCTACCTATACCACTACCGGACCCCAACCCAAATCCTACGCTTTTAGCAAAAGAACCTGCACCATAGCCCAAAGCCCCCGCAAGAAGAGCATCCTTTACATCTCCACCACCCGCAAGAGATCCAATTCCAGATCCAAGGGCCGCGCCCATTGGACCGCCAAGGGCAAATCCAACAACTCCACCAATAGGAGCCAGCATTTTTTTGAATGATTTAAATAAACCCATTACGTTGCGACCTTTACAGTTCCGCCGTCATTATACAAGGTCCCAGTTTCGAGGCCCGTCGCTGAAGTAGGCAGGTCTGTCAGCGTTAGTTTAGTCCCTCGCATCTCACCCGGATTACGCTCCTGCTCAATAAAAACCTGCAATGAACGCACAAGGTCCGCCATATACTGTTGTGTATACTCGGTCGGTGGTTCTGGGAGCCTTGGTGGTGCAACCTGGTTACTTGACATTATCTTCTACCATCCTGCCTTATATCTACACGGGGACTGCCTAACTTCCATTTAGATCCTGTTGCATCTGATTCTACACGAAGTGCAAAGGAACGTCCACGAACTCTTAGGTCTAGCTGTTCTGTAAACTTTTCAACGGGGCTAGACTGTGTTCTTACAGATGTGCCAGCTTGTGTATTGTTAAAGTCCGCTCCTGGATTGTTGCGCGCTTTTACAGTGAATGTAGCTTGTGGTGAAGACAAATTAGTTGAACCGTCAAAAGTTAAGTCAGGTATAACTTTTCGTAAATATGTAAATCTGTCGCCGTCACCAATGTCTATTGCTGCTGACTCAATGAATGAATTCATGGCGGAGCCATCGTCATCATAACCAAACTCGTGATTGTAAAGATAGTTGTTTCCAGTAGCTAAAGGAAAGGTCCGAGTTCCACGGTCCAACCATGCTGTTCTTTCAAGCGTACCAAAGTACCACACTTTTTCGCTATAGTTGTAAGTAACATAACGGTCGTTGTCTGCCCCGTTAGCTGATGGGTAGAACCATGTTACTTCGCTAAACTCAGAGTTAATACCAGCAATTACTTTGCTTCTCTGTTCCAAGTTAAAATCTAAAAACACTTTGTCTTTTACTGAGCAGGGCAGTGTTTGTGTCTGACCAGCATAGACATAGAATGTATCAAGACCCATCCAGAAAACAAAATCTTCTGTCGCTACAGCAGCGTTTGGACTCATAATTGTAATGTTACTGGACAGTTGCTGTAAACCAAAAGTGAATGGCGGACCAATAAATCGCATAGATGTAAGAGCGGTGTCCGTCCACACCAGTATCTCACGCTTTGTTTCTACGGCCTGCACAAAGGTTGAACCTGAACCCAAGCGCAAATCACCTGCTGTGTTGTCCTCGGTGGGATACCAATCTAACGGGTCTTCTTGGTTAGAAAAACGGATAAGAAGTGGATCCTGTATGCCGTTGCCATTTATAGCAGAAGAGCTTGAATTAATACCGTCCGAACCAAAAGCAATTACATGTCTGTCTCTATCTGACACTAAAACCTGTTTACATTTTGTAGGAACACTTCTTTTAAAAAATCCGGCAGAGGCAGTTAATGTGTTTAGCTTAACGGCTCGATTTGAAAGCGTGTTTGTTTTGTCCCAGTAATATATTTCATCATCTCTTGGGTTAAGAAGTAAATCTTCTCCAAGATTATCGTGTGACCATAAACGTATTTGACCTGTGGTTGTTACACCGCCAGATGCTGCGTCCCCCCACCCTGCAAAGTCATTTATTGGGTCAGCATTGCCTTTTGCTAATCGCACAACAGAACCGTCAGCGTGAGTTGCAGCTACAGTCGGACCAAAGGTATTGACGTTTGAACTTGTTTGAGCACCTGCGTACCCTCTTGTGCATCCGGTTAAATCATTTGTAACTGCCGTAATTGTAAAGGTTACGTCATTAAGAGGAGTCGCACCACCTAACGTGTTACCAGCTATTGTAATTGTATCTCCAACTGCATAACCACTTCCAGCGGTTGTCGCGGTGACCGACGTGTAACTCGATGAGTCTCCAACAACAGTAAATTGTGCGCCTGTGCCGCTGCCGCTTGTGCTTGTTTGAGCCTTACCTGTATGCGTGGCTGCTCCAGCCGATCCGCCAGAAGATACAATATTTCCAACTGTTTTGACACCAGTGCTTGATACGCCGCCCACAAGTATAAGCTCATTGTCTATTAAAACTACATCATTGGCAACTATGCCAGTAGTGTCCGTCAGTGTAATTGTAGTGTCAGAAGAGCTAAGAGTTCCACCTTCGTTCAAGGTTGTTTGTAAAGCACCAGAGGTAACTCCGTAGTATTGTCCAGCACCCCAACCTGTACCTCCGACCGTTGTATCTAACCCTACGTTTATTTGATATTCTGCTGTGGTGTTGTTTACAAGACTGTCTACTTGAAATGTTTTGGAACTTCCAACACCACCGCCATTTCCTATCGCAAGAAATAAAGAAAAAGTATCACCTACCCTGTACCCACTTCCTCCGTTACTTACAGAGTTTGCTCCACTAAAAGTGTAAAAAAATCGAAAAGTAAATGCAGTCACTGGATTACCGTCTACAGGCGCACCTTGTGTTTGCGTAGAAGAAAAGCCTACAGTATTTTGAGTAAAGTTTGCAGTAAAGGCCGTGCTCCCTGGTACACTTCCTGTACTGGCAGTTAAATCAAAAGTATGTGGTTCAACAGAAGTTATATTTAAAACAAGATCATTTGCCGTTGTTGCCCCACCAAGACTTGTTCCTACAATTGTTATGTTTTCATTTACGTCGTAACCATCACCGCCATCTGTAACCGCATCTACAGTATACCCGCCAGAACCATCTGTTGTAATGGTAAATTTAGCACCCGCACCCGCACCAGACGACGTGCCTGTGACGTTTGTAAACGTAGCACTGCCTGTAGAAGTCCCGGAGGTAACACTTACTGTTTTTACAGGATTACTGTTTTCCGCAGGGTTTACACCAGATACTTGGTCCGCGTTTGTGGGGTCAATGGCAAAAATTGGCCCAATTACACCGGATGTTTGATTGGAAGCGGTAATGGACATAGTTTTTATGCCGCTGGTCGCTCCGTCTAAAATATCTCCGTCAAGAGAAGTTACAGTGATGGTAAGATTGTTAGTTGGTGTAGAGCCGCCAAGAGAAGCACCTGGAATAGTAATTGTATCATTTACTGCGTATCCTGTGCCAATGTTCGTCACAGTAACAGAGGTGTAACTTGAGGAACCTGCAACTACAGTAAACTCTGCACCTGTCCCACTACCACTTGTTGCGCTCTGTGTTTTTCCAGTGTGCGTAGCTGCCCCAGCAGAAGTGCCAGCAAGGGTTGTTTGTCTTACTCCAGTTGTATTAGCTGTTGCCGCCAGTGTAATTTGATAATTATCAGCATCAAGTACAGCAGTGATTTGATGTTCTGTATTAAGTAAAGCTGCTGTAATATTTGGACCTAAAGATTCTGCCGCAGTAAAGCTTACAAAATCATTTTCTGCTGCACCGTGTCCAGCATTTGTTACTTTAATTATGTTTGAATTGTTAGTGGCTGTAAAAGTCACCTCTCCTGCGGAAGTTGTCTTTCTTACAGGAGTTATGTCGTTAAAGTTCTGACCTTCTTCAATGTAATATTTTATGTGAGAACCTAATCCTAAAAAGTCAGAACCATCTAACGCTATCCAATTGTGAAGCGCACGAACCGTGCCCAAATAAGTACTGCTAGTATACTTGGACCAGCCGCCCATTTTTTCAGGGTATCCAAACCGAAACCTAATTTTGTCACAGTCGCGCCATCCCCCTTCGTTAGAATACGAAGTGACCTCTCTGTTTATACCCGGTTTAAACTGTAACTTTGTTAACGGCATGTATCACCTATGATGGTTGCGGTACAGATGATGCACTATAAAAAGTTCCACCCAAAACTCGCGCACCCTTACCATAGCTAGGAGGGTTCTTTGCGTAAAATCCAAACCATGTATAGCCACCACTATTTGCGGCACTCACATTATCTACGGCCCATGTAATAATGCCAACATTGTAGGCACCGCCTGTGTAGGTAATAGAGCTTATAAGCCCTGCATCAGTCCATACTATACTGTAACTTCTTGACCCACCTGTACTGCCGCTAGATCCAGCGTTCCAAGCCGCAACTACATTAGTTACCGTACTGCTACTTGTGCCACCGTACAAAACAACATTGTTGTTGTAGGCAGATGTGTCTTCGTTTTGTGAAATTGTGATACTTGCACTGGTTATATAACCTTGCCCTGCACGAAACACAGGTTGCCAAGCCACAGCATTTGCACCATTAGAAAGGACACCAGGAGCGGCTGTGCTGCTTTGTGTGGTAAGGCCAAATCCATAGTTATCAATTGGAGAAAACAGATAAGACATCCAAACTCTTATGTCTCTGTTGTTGGTTTCAGCACTACCGTAAAAGTCTTTTAACCCAATCTCACCAGATTCTGGTATGCTTTGCGTGGATGCTGTGTCAGGAACACCCTCAGTACCGTTGCGATAATAATCCTTCAAGCTGTGCGGCGCACTTCCGCCATACTGCGTAGCTATTTCGTTTAAACTAATTGCGCCAGAACTTGGAAGAGCCATTTAGATTGTTCCTGAAGCTGTGATGTCGTCCGCAGATACAATTTCGCCTGTGGTTTTTATTTTAGCCACTGCTGTTGTTGTGCCGCCTGTCGTGTAGCTAAACACCAATTCATTACTAACAACGCTTAAAGTCCAATCTCCCAAGTTAAACGTACTGCCACTTATCGGCACAGTAGAGAAACTTAAATTACCAGAACCGTCTGTCTGAAGGTATTGACCGTTTGTTCCGTCAGCGGTTGGGTAACTCAAACCATCAAGGACAACTTTACCACTGCCATTTGGGGTGATAGCTATATTACGGTTTGATGTGCTAACAATAGAGTGTGTTTGAACATCTAAATCAGCCCCTAATTGAGGTGAAGAGTCGTTAACTAAATCAGTTGGTGGAGTAAGGTTTTTAAAAATACCAGAAGTATTTCCACCTTTTGTTCCATCTCCAGTTACTGCTTGAGTCGCACCTGATGCGATTTCAACGCCCGTGCTGGTGCTGTAAGTAACGCCTTTATATACGACTCGACAAGCAGCATTAGTTTCGTTTCTAACAGTAAAATATTTCTGTTGATTTATAGGAGTAACCTGCATTTGAAAAGTAGAGCCGGGGGTTCCTGTCAAAACTACAACAGTGTGCTGCCCATCAGAAACAGACCCGTCTGTCGTCGTTAAATCAAAGTCCCCAATTACCGTTTTTTCAACCTGACCATGCACCGCTGCATCTATAATTGCAAAATTTCGATTGACCGTTGTACCCCAAGAACCCGCCTGTTCACCAGAACCCGGTTGTTCAATCCCTGTATTATCTGTGTAGGTACTTGCCATCTATACCACCTTATTTGTCCATGTTTCAGACGACGTTCCTGCGTTTATCTGAGTCCAGGTATCGCCAGTGTGTGTGACTTGTGTCCAGTTTTCTGATGTTGCACCCGCATCAATTTGCTCCCACAGTATATCACCATTTGCAGTTATCACAAATACACTGTTAATTTCTATCGGTCCTTCGCCTGCTCCGGGGTAAATTATCAGAAGCCCACCTAGAGTCGATAGATCAAATTGTGAACTCATATCGGCTGTAGCGAGAGTTAACAAACCCCCTAATGGGTCTATTTCAAACTCAAAATCTTGTGTGCTTATAAGATCTAACAACACATTAGATGCTGTGGTTTGTGTGAAGTTTGCGTCTAACTGAGCAACGCCTACAGCTATCAAGGTTTGTGTGGTGGTCTGTGTGAAGTTTGCGTCTATTGCCGCAACCCCAGAGGCGATAAAGTTGGCAACAGTGGTTTGATCAAACTGAGCGTCTAGTGAAGCAGAGGTTATAGCAAAACGTACACCATCCGTAGTTTGAGTAAAGTCTGAAGATATATCTATTTCAGCTACAAGTATTCCCGAAGCTGCCACAAGTTTAGAGAAAAAAGCATCAACAGTCATACTTCCAAGAAAAGTGCCCGAAAGATCTGTAGACTGTGTAAAGTTTGCGTCAAGCGTTTGGCTTCCAAGAAGCACAACGCCGTCTGTGGCAATACTGTTTTCAGATATTGCCTGAGAGCCGAACATTAGCCTGCTATTTCCATGACTGTAATTGTAGACATTGGCACAGAATCAAAATCGTCAGTATCCTGATTGCCGTGGCTTCTGTTAATAAAAATAGTGTTACCGTTGTAGGCACGAACCTTAATGCTGTAAGTTATTGCATTTGTCGTAGAGGGAGAATCTAAAAATGTGTGACTTGTAGGACCAACTTTGTAGGTATCCTGACTATTACTGTACATAGTTAAAACGCCAGAAACACCCGTCCTATTTGATGTATCTGTTCCTTTACAAATTGCAGTTGAGTCTCTGAAAATTTGACTAACCATATTGTATGCACTTACATGACCTAAAAAAATTGTATAAGAAATTAATATTTTACTAGAGGTTGAAGAGGGGGTAATATCAACTGATAACCCACTAGCATTAAAGTTATTTGGACCATCTGCTGGAGCAGTGGAATCTTGTGAACCAAATGTTGCTTGTTTCACTTGCAGTACAGAACCAGCAGGCTGTTTGGAAGACGGAATAGTAGTGCTTGTACCTAACAGATTAGCAAGATTACGGGCGTTACTCATAGCTTACTCCGGTTTATTGGGCCACACCACATCGTCAAGTGATGAGAAGATTTTAGTTATGTCGCGCAAGTCCTGACGGTAGGCTGTGCGTTCTGTGGACATAGTAAGATCAGACGATGCCCACCAATCTGTTTCAGCGATACGGCGATTACGCTCTTCGCGCAACAGCTTCAATGGTTCAGCGTTATTTAAATCAGTTAATTCTCTATCTATCAAAGCCCAAGTAATCCCCATATCTTGCCAAACTTTAGGGTCACTTTCTAAAATTGCAGTCCCGTTGTCATCTACGCCGACCACAAGGCGAAAAGCTGCATCAAAAGATTGTGCGCTCGTAGGCTCACCGTACAGTACAAACTGACAGTCTGGATATAGTGTTTGGATTGCTTCTGATACTGATGCCATAATTTACCCTATAAACGTATACATTGCCCAGCTATACGGACTATCTGAGCTTTGATAAAAACTGTGAGTAGAATTTTGATGTATATATAATTTATCATTTGCGGCGCATTTAATTGTTGCGCTACCATGTATCGTTCTGTTCATAGTGTACATTCTTGCGACTAAAGTCTGAGAACCGCCAGTGACTCTATAAAATGCCCAATGATATGCTTGGTCTTGCGATTGCGATAAAGCCGCAGATTCTATTCTATAAAGACCAGCCACTGGACAAGTAAATTGATATGTAGAAGTGTCGTAGTGATTTCCGTCATTAACAGT